CAGCCATAATTTCCATCCCTTGTGCCACTTCTGTTGCTGACTTGGACGTATCGGCACCAAGCTTCAAAGCTGTTTCGCGAAGTCTATCCAAGTCCATGCCAGTGGCACCGGAAATCGCTGCTACCCGGTCCATTTGCGCTTCAAAATCCATAGACACTTTGACGGCTGCCCCAAGACCAGCACTGACGGCAAGACCAGCAGCTCCCAACGCCGTGCCCATAGTCTTCCCAACGCTTTGCATTTTGCTTGCCGTTGTTTTAAGCCTTTTGTCTACGGACGCAAGTGCTGCCGTTAACCCAGAAGTGTCTGCTATGAATCGTGCGCTAACTTCTGCAATCGCCATCCCTTCACCCCCTTGCTACTTGAATCCAAACTCTTTTTTAAGCTCCTCTAATTTCTTCTTCCGTTCTTCTTTGCTCAATGTTTGGTTATTGCTGGTGTTACTGGGCTTGCTGCTTGTGTCTTTTCCAAGAAGCTTGTTCATGTCAATCGGCTTTTTCAAGAAATGGGAGTTCATAACGTTCGCAGCATGCCAAGCCAGAAAAACACGAGCATTTTCCCAGAACTGCTCTTTCTCCTCCCTATAGGCATCAACCATTAAAGAGAATTCGGAAGGAGTTAGCTTCCAGAAGTCATCGGGGAAAAGCCCTATTCTGAAAGCTAACTTTAATATTCCTTCCCAATCCCATAGGTCGGAGGGGTCGTTTAGTTTCCCTGACCATCACCTTTCTTGCCGCCAAAAGCAACTTCCATGGCTTGGGAAACAGCAGTAGCGATTTCTTCAATAGACTCAGCCCGGTCAATCAAGTCACCAGCTTCTTCAAGGGTTAACTCGGGGGATTCGTGCAGCAATCCAGCCCAAACCAAAGCCCGAAGGTCCTTCATTTTGAATTCTCCATTTTGCAGGGTAGTCAAGGAACGGCCCATAACTTCTTCAAGCTCACAAAGAGCGTTAAACGTATATTTGAGCTTACGTTGTTTGTCCAGTTTAACCGTTACAGCTTTCTTCATAATAACCCCTCCTATTAGTCTCTATTAAGCTTCAAGCGCGGAGCCGCCAGCAGTGGAAATTTGCAACGGTCCCTTGCCCATCAGGGTCAGCGAGAAAGAAGCACCATCGTCTTGGGGGAACTCCAGGGGGAATTCAGTAATGGTCACTTCGCCGGAATATTTCTTTCCAGACGGATATTGAAGTTCCACTTTCAGGGGTTGCCGTTCGGCAAATGCTTGCTCCAAATAGTCAAAGGCTTCATCCCCTTCAACAATGAAACCACTGCACTCAATGGACCAATTAATACGCCCAGACAGGTAGTCGCCATATTTGCCATCGGTTTTGCAGCTAACATCAATTTCCTCAGCTTCCCGGTTCAAGGTTGCTTCGGTTTGACCGCCCAGCACCGTGGGAGTACCATCAACCTCGGTATACAAAAGAACGTCAACTCCAGCGATTTTAGGCATATGCCACCACTCCTTTTAGTGAATGTCAGTTATCAAATTGCAATTGACAGAATATTGAGTTCTGCCATTATCGTCTTTGCCAATGTAAAGGGGTTGGTTGGCAAAGCATTGAATGACGTATGTGCTTCCGATGAAGAAGCCAGTTTTAATCCTCAAAGCTTGGTAGATTTCCCAAGCCTTTTCTTCGCAAGCTGAAGCACTTTCATTCCGAAGGAGGATTTGAATATTAAGGCGGTTGACTTGTCGTTCGGTTGCGCCGGGCGTAATGCGGACCATAGCGCAGTTGTTTTCGGATTGTGTGTAGAACTCATTGCTATATGTCGGAATATTGAAATTATTTTGAACATAACTTCTAAGCTCTTCCACCCTCATATTCCCACCCCCTTCAGTCAAGTGCTTTTAAAGCTGCTGCAAGTTGCGTGTTGATATGGTTCTTATATGTTGCGAATTCGCCCATCAAGGGCCTCTCCAAATACTTTGGACCAACATGATACCTATTTCCAGACATCCCAATGCCACCAGGCTTTTGAAGAGAGCCAGGACCAAGGTTGTAGCTACCTTCATGCATTTTAAGAGCATAATTAAAGCCGTCGTTGACGGCGTAGTAAGAAACTTCAGCATATCCACCTGTCGCCGTGGTGGAAACCTTCTTGTTCCAACCTTTAGAATCCAGGTACCCAGTTTTATGCGGAGCAGCACCACTAGATGCCCTAACTAAGTCATCCCCAACATCATGAAGAGATTCGTGCAAAGTTGCTTTCACGACTCCAGGAGCAGCAAGTAACTTGCTGGTATCAATATCCACCTTCACTTTAACCTTCATCGGATATTCACCCTCCGAAGAATCACGTTCCCACCATAATCCTTGACTGCTTTAATGGAAAGGGGTTCCCCTTTAACTTCAAAGCCACTAGAATCAGTGAATTCAATCTTGTCNCCGTAATTGACAATGACATTGGGAGGAAAATAGATAGTATATCTTGCTGCAATTTCCTCCCCATTCTGNCCAACTACAACCCTTGTCTGTTCAGAAATCCTCCCTTTAACCACTTGAGTTTCACCCCAAATAGGCTCACCCCAACCGTCAATGCCCTCNAACTCAGTCAACTTGATTTCATCCTTCATCGGAATCCAAGACATATCAAATCACCGTCCAGAACTCATTAAGACCGTAGCCGTTATCTATTTTTTGAAGGGCTTTGGGGCTAATCTTCGGAGGCGGGGAGGACATTGAAATTGAAATTCCTTCAACCGTTAAGTTGGTCACTCCCATTTCCGCCTTTTGCAAGGCTTCATCAATTCGGAGCAACCAAAGTGCTTGTTCATATATAGCCTCATCGGGAAGGGGATTCGTCTCGACGTCAAAATCATCGGCAAAGTACTCGTAAAGGTCCTTTTCAGCTTGGTTCAAAGCTTTGGTTCTCATAGTGTCATCAGCTTCATCCCAAGCTTCTGAATGCAGAACATAGGTGTCAAAGTATTGTTGAGCGTCAGTGAGGCTGGGCATGGTCAACACCTCACTTTTCAGCTTTCTTTTTCGTGGTCTTTTTGGTGGATTTGGCTTTGGGCTTGGCTTCTTCTTTCTTTTCCTCTTCCTTTTCTTCCGGCTTGTCGATGCGGGTTACTCTATGATTTTGTTCAAGTGCTTTGATGATTTCTTCGTCATCCGTTTGGGCAAAGCCATTGAAGAATTCAATCTTCTTGCCGTTGACCCAAACAGATAGGAAAGCGTGGTCACTACGGAATTCCGCCATGATTCCACCTCCGATTACACATCTTTGTAAATAATTGCAGCAACGATTCCATAATCCTCAGGAAATTCTGCATCAGTGTCATTCAGGTAATTAAGCGAGATTCGGCCAGTAGCATAGAAAGGAAAGTTGTCCTGACCATAAACGGTACCAAATTCATCGCGAACTTTAACACTTTGAGCATGAACACGCCCTTGGTCGTTTGCAACGTCCCCTTCTACTTGAAAGATTGTCACATGCGGGACCAGAGACGAGGCTGTGAACCCAGAAAATTCTTGGTGAGTCGGTTCGCAATCAAGGTACACAAAAGTTTTTCCCTCGGTAGAGTATGGAACACGGGGAGTCCAGACACTAACAGAGGTAATTTCCACGTCCTTAGTTCCCAAATCAACAAAAGCAGATTTGGTTTCTCCAGGAGCAACGGGACCAGGAATATGGATATATTTGTAATGAACGCCCATTAACAACACCTCCCAAAAATGGTTAGAAGAAAGGGGCACCCAAGTGGATGCCCCAATTCAATTAGCCAAGGTTGATGATTTTGGCATGCGCTTTTTCTTGTTTGAATTCCAGGGTGTATTCACCCAAAAGCTGACCCATGATGAAGTCACCTTGTTTACCCATGTATTCATGGGAGAAGGAACGGTCACCCAAGGGGCGCACGGCAATCCGGTTCAGGTCCACGATGAAGATTTCGCTGGACTTCAGGTTGTCGTTCAGGATAATGGGGAACTCACCGAAGTCAGAAATGAAGGTATCAACTACACGTCCTTCAATCCGGTCATTCACCCCATGGCGAACAAGGTNTTTGCTAATNGCAGCAATNGCCCGCTTTTGCTTGGCGGGAACCATGATAACGTGGTTGCTCACGGTCTTGAATCCACCAGCAGCATAGATTTTTTGGAGGGCATCATTCAGAACATCAACCGTGACATCTCCACCACTGACATCTTCCACGTTGGACACAATATAGTTGCGGATACCTTTCATGTACCGTTTCAGCCCGTTGTTCACTCCAGGACCAGCAATCGCGGCTTTTTCCAATTGCAAAGCCAGTTCGGACTGTTTGTGCAGCCGTTGCCGTTCATATTCGTCATCCACGCCATATTGAGCAACGGCCATCAGCGAACCAGAAACCTCAATCGTTTCTTCAAAGATTTGCGTGTAGTTTTCAACAAGCTTCCGTTGGTTCGCACGGGCTTCGCGGGCTTTGGCTCCTTCTTCGGTCTCGTTATACAGCACCTCGACCACGGCACCTTGACCGTGGGCAGCCGCCGTGCTTCCCAGGTGCGCACGGCTCACGGTCACCGTGTTCCCGTTCACCGCCGTCACGAGCATATATTCTTCGTCAACTTGAACCACATGCTGAGGACGGAAAATAGAGCCATCGGCAACCTCCAAAGCAGTAGCATCCGCATCAGCAGCAGCCGTCAGGCGGGTTTCATAAGCAAACATTTCATCTTCAACCCACTCATGCTTCGTGTTATACACGGGCTCACCAAACCCAACCAGGCTAAGCAGCGGGATTTGATGCGGAGACAACAGAAGCATTTCATCAACAACAGATTCCTTTTTACCTACTACCAAATTCGTCGTTTGTTTCGCCATAATAATCACTCTCCTTTAGATTTGTTAAATCAGTCAAATAAGTTATTGGTTTAACTCGCGCTTCAAGCGTGAATACTCAAGCATGTCTTCAGGACGACCAGACCGTTTTGCTTTTTGGTATGCTTCTTTCAGAAGTTGTTCTTTGCTCTTGTCTGCCCTTCCAGAAGGATTGGCAGGCATCCCAACAGGTTTAGGTTGTTGTTGTTTCTGAGCAACCAAGAAAGGATTTTGCTCAACCAAGTTTTTAACCAAATCGTCCAGACCTTCAACTTCACCATCTTCGTTAACATTAAGACCAAAAAGCTCATCCTTAACAAGCTTCATGGCAGCGTCAAGGTATTCAATATTGTGTTCTTTAGCTTTTTCCTTGAAGCGGGTTTGAATCTTTTCAGTCCGATATTTGGATTTGAAAGACTCAAACTCTTCAAACAGTTTGTCGTATTCTTCAGCCTTTTTCTTCAGTTCCTCACTACCAGTCATCATTTCTTCAAGTTGCTTGTTGAGTTCCTGAAGTTTGGCTTCATATTTCTCTTTCGTCCTGTTCACTCGGTCGCCAACAATGGCGTTCAATTCGGATTGAGTGAATATCCTTTCTTGCTCTTGTCCCCCCGTAGGACGTTGTTGATTACCGGGATTTTGTTGTTCCCCTTGTTGGGGTTGTTGATTTTCAACATTTTGATTTTCCATAATAATCATCCTCCTTACCTTGCTTTGCGGGGCAAGTACCCGAAAATTCCGCAGCAGCTTTTAACGACCTCACTGCGTGTTGGTCAAGGAAGCCAATCAGACTTGAATTCTGTTAGCTTTTACTTTGTATTGCTTTTTAATCTTGATAACGTCCCCGTCACTTCCGGGTTCCAAAGTATAACCAATGTAAGAAACAAGATTTCCATCCTTACCGATGTAGCCACCATCAAGAACGCTGACAGAAATGCCAGCAGCAACGGAGTTAGCTTGTTCAGTTGCCTTAAATTCAACCTCCCAGTATCCGTCACCTTCCAAATCGACAGTGACTTCTTCACCTTGGGAAATTGCCCGTTTGGAACAGAAATCAGCGGCTTCATCAGCATATGCCAAACGGACATAAACTTTATCAGGGTCTCCCCCACCCGCCAGACAACAAAGCCGATTTGCCGGGATGTCTTCAGTGGCAATCGCCGTGATTTGTCGCATCTATCTCACCTCCTTANCCTTCACCTTCAAAGGGATTAGTTAATAACTTGCTCATCTTGAACAACCAACAACCTTGTAATAGGTTGGTCTTGGGTTCCATCACTTTGGTTGTGATACCAAATTCCAAAGAAAACCTCTCCACCAAAGCGA